TGCTGCAACCATATAGGCAAGTATTCATATGCATACTGGATTCTGCTTAAAATTTCTTGTGCAAGATCACCTTTATTGGCAAGAATAGCAACACTAAAGTTTTCTTGGAATAGAATACACCATAACATGTAACCGGCTGATGTTGTAGTTTTACCAACTTGTCGTGGCATTTTACATATTGAAAATCGAGTTCTATGAAATTCCCTGACCATATTTTCTTGAAATGGCCACATTTCAAATGAAATTAGACCACGGTCTACGTTGACGATTTTTACATACGTCCTTATAAAGTAGACCGGGTCATCGATACACTTTGCTATTTCAAGTGCTTGTTCTTCTGTAAAAGAATCTTTAACACCAACCCGTTTTAATTTTGGATTACCAAGATAACCACTTTCCATCATTTAATAATACTTCTTAGCATCCATGCATGTTTTTGATGTTTACCTAAAATGTCTTGCAGAAAGTTGGATACTGCTGGTTCATTAGCTTGATCTGCTGCAACGATACCCGCACGAAGATGGATGATGTATCTTTCATTGTCATTCTTCAATTCATCAAACATTGCTAGTGCTTGTGGAATGATTGTAGTATCCTGAATGTCTGCCAACTCTATAAACCTTGAAAGTGAGCCTGGAGCATATGCATCCAATTTTCTAAGATGTTCTGCGATATCATCTGTTTGTTGCCAGATTGAATTATAAAGTCCATCTAGAAATAAATGGTATTGTGGGAAATCTTTACCCTCAATGTTCCAATGGAAATTGTGTGCCTTTAAATATAAAGCAAAGTTTGTTGCTAGAATTACTTTTAACTGCTGGATCAATTGTTCCATTTACTTATTACTCCTAATTAATTTCACCAATTCATTTGTAGAACCAACAAATACCGCTTTATCAATAACAGTCGTATTACCTGTAGAATTTGTGCCTAATAATTCTTTCTTCTTTTTCTGCAGGTCTAATAAATCTTTATTTAGATCACCTAATGTTTTTATCAGATTAGCAGCAACTTCATAAGCCCTAGGATGTTCTGTTTCTTTAGCAACAAGCAAGAGTTGATCGATAGCAGTATTGCCTTTAGTTAATAAAGAATTGATATTTTTCCTAGCAACCAAGAAATCATTATCCACTGTTGGATCAGTTTGCTCTGGTTCAGCTACAACGATTTCTTTTTTCTCTGTTGTTACAATATCAAATATGTCTGATAGATTATTCTCTAATTGATTCATAGTGTCAATGTTTCTGGCCAATATGTTGCTGTTTCATCATATCCATAAGTTGAATAAGGCTCACTATTTGCTGGACTAACAGCACTGTAATAGTTAAATACTTTTTCAGGACCAAATTCTACTCCAGTTATTGTAACTGTAGCATTTGAATAATCGCCTTTAAGCACATCACCAACTTGTAATAGATCAGATAAATCTTCGACAACTGCCGTTTCTGTTACTGTGTTTAAATAAATTATTTTACCATCAATGTTTCTATCTTCAACCCGAACTGTTTCTACTATTGAAAATGTTCCATTGCCATTTGCCACATCAACATAAACTTTTTGAGCATCACGTTTCTGTGTTTCAATGTAGATGTTAGTATTAGCTTCTTTAATAATTGTAGCTTCTGAATATTTAGGAAAAATGTAACCCTTAACTGTAAAGCTTAAATCCCAAAATACCAGGCGAGCATCTGACATATCACCTTCATATGTAACACTTGGAGATACACTGTTAAGTATAACAGGAACATCATATTTGATATTGGTTCCTGGTATAAACTTAACAGTGACAGTCAAATCTGGTGTAAAGTGTGGTAATATCTGCTCAATTATCTGTGTGCCATCTTCAATGTTTCTACAATAAATTGAAAGAGAAAAATCAAAGTCATATGGGATTGGAACAAACTGAGAATCAACGCCACTATTAGAAGTGTTTGATCTAAAGTTTCTGGTTAAAGAAACTGGTTTTCTTGATGAATCATATGACATTCCTGTCATATCAAAACTCATTCTAGGTAATGATGTGGCAATAGATTTAGTTAGTGTAGGATCACTTGTTATACGAGTGATGTATTTTTCTTTTGGACCATATCCTAATGGAACACGCATCTGTTCATATTCAACAGTGCCCTGTTTATTGTAACGTTTGATTACAACGTCATTGAAAAGTGTTCCAAAAGTTACGACCAACTTACGAATAGTTCTATAAGAGAAATGGTTTTGACCTAGCATTATGCCTCACCAAAAGGATTATTTTCTGAGAAATCTATTATCGCATCAGACTCATTTTCAATACTAGTATTATCTGCTTGATCTTCAAATATATTATCATTAACTTGTGTATCTGTATTTGCCAATATTAGACTAAAGTTGGCACTGCTTGTATTTCCTTTAACAACAACATTTGACTGGAATTCACCACGCACTCTGATTACAGTTAATTGTGAAGTTGGTGTCCAAGAGTATACAATAGCCTGAGCATTGGCAGTTGCTAAAGTTGCGCCTTGGTAAACAATCTCATTTGCCAAATAATTTCCACGACTGGTACCAGTATTTGATGTAACAAGTTGTGTTCTCTTGTAAGAATCAAATATCTGATTATCAATTTCTTGAATACCTGTGCTAATAACTTCTTCTGAGAATACAAACTGTTTAAGTTTCATTGCATAGACATACACATTACCACCACGACCACGCCCTAATGTATAGAACATTGCCTGATTATTCTCATGCTCAACAAATGAAATTTCAAAGAAATTTTGGAGTAGTGGAATATAAATTAAGTCGCCCTCAAATGGTCGGATCTGTGGAACAGTTGCTTTAAATCGCTTTCTTGACATAAGCAATGTAACTTCATCTCTAATCTCAAGACCAAATTTAGAAATGAAATCACCCTCGCCTTCCATTCCAGTAACGTCTTCAAGATACATTTCAATACCATATGCATATCGGTATTCTTTGATTGGATCTTCACCATAAATAGTATCAAATGATTCTCTTGTCGAACGTGGTAAATAATATACGTCCATGCCATGAATTTGCATAGCTTCAATGACCAAATCTTCAACAAGTAATTGCTCACTTGTTACTTGATTCAATGGAAAATTATTAAAATAAAAGTTGGTACTAATTTTGAACTCCTATTTGTTGTAATTTTCTTTTTTGCCAAGACAACTTTATAGCATCAGAAAGTATTTTTCTTTTATTTGGATCGGAATATCTTTTTAGATTTCTTTCAGAACAAGTTTTTTTATAAGAATCATCTTTTAATTTACCTAATTTAGCTAAACTCATTTTTTCTTTAGATGCATCACTATGTTTTTTACCTAACATAGGTTCAATAATTCTTTTTTCTCTAGCTAATTTTAATTTATCTTTTGTTTGTTCTGTATGTTTTTTACCCAACATACCACCTTGACCACCAAAAGTCATATTATAGCCTAAACCACCCTCAAAGTAAGAATTGGTTTCAACAATAAAATAATTTTCCATTTCTGATAATATATAATTTCTATCAAATGATTCAAATATACATTCCCAATTAAAAGAATTTGTGCCATATTTTCTTATAGCTTTATGTAATAGGTAATTACTTCCGTTTTTTGATGCAGAATTGTGTTCAATAATTCTTTTTTCCAATAACTTATGAGTAAAACCTATATAAGTTTTACCATTATTTGTATTGGTACATTTATAAATTCTGTAAATTTTTGCCATTATCCAATGAACATCTCATTTGGCAATACATTGTATGACTGCATCTCTTCTTCAATCTTATCAATTTCTGCCTGTGCTTCTTGCATAATTCTTGGACCATCCAACGTTACACCACCCGGCATTTGTATACCAGCAAACTTACTTAGATTTGAACCCCACTGATATTTGATTTTTTCAGTAGCATACTTCTTTAAGAACCTATCGTTCCAAATATCAGTGATGCCATCTTTTGTCATTGTCACAGCATTTGTAGTAGAAGCAAATACTGTATTTACGTTCAATGAAGTGTCATTACTGATTCCAACAACAGTTCTAACCTGAGTTCCAAAATTTAATTCATCGCCAATTAAAAT